CACCTATACCGTTCTCATCTAATACAAAGAAGATAGTATCTACATTAAATTCTATCAAGGTTTTTATCGAATACTTCCTACCTACCGGTTCAGAGCGTTATTCATCAGAGTTATTCAAATTAATATTTAGAGTTGAACAGTTTTATAAGACTTCACCTTCAGAATTTTGTTTAATAATGAAACGTACATCTAATTGGTTAAAAGTTTCATATTTATCAGGCGAATATACACAAAGAGATATACCAAACCAAGAATGGGTCGACTCATCATCCTCACCACTTATATTAATGCATATTGTCAACATATTAACAGACGATGATATAGATATATTAATAAGGCATTTCTTATTTAGGATGTGTTTATCAATTTTGTATTCTTATAAAGTAATTATTATCCCAAAAGCTCCAAATTACTCAACAGTTATAGATCTTCCTACTAGTTTAGATTCCACAATAAATAGTTTTGATATTACAGAGATATTTCGCAGATTAAACATAGACAAAACTAATGTTATGTCAGATTATAAAGATAAGGTCTCATTATTGAAATGGCATTTAACTTCATCTTCAGGTCCAAACGGTCAAGCAGTCTGGAATTCACATATTGATGCTAAAGCTTTAATCAACGATATACATCTATTTTCTACTTTAGTTGATTTTTCAAATTTATACGATACAGATCATTTACTAGAGTCCCTATATGCATTAGAGTCTTCATCAGATGAATTTTTGAAACTTAGAGGTTCACGTCCTAAACATTCTAAAATACACCATATTTTTGAAAAAGGTGATAAATGTCGTGTCATTGCTATAGCAGATTATTTTACACAAGAAGCATTAACCCCATTACATGACGTATTAGCTAATATTGTATCTAAAATTCCTTATGATGGTACATTTTCACAAGACAAAGCTTTTAAACGATTACTAAATATGTCAAGTTCGTCCTCATCTATGATGTATTCATACGATCTTTCTGCCGCAACTGATAGATTACCTATTTCATTATCTGAGAAGATAGTTTCAGAGTTATTTACGTTAGAACATGGCCGATTATGGCGTGCACTTTTAACTGAAAGAGTTTTTATAGATAATTATGGCAATAAAATTACTTATAATACAGGTCAAGGTATGGGCTTAAAAACATCATTTCCTATTTTAGCATTAACACATCATTGTATAGTACAACAGGCATCTATATTGTCAGGTTTTACATCAGTCTTCTCGGATTATAGTATATTAGGAGATGACATAGTTATTAACGATAAAAATGTTGCAAGAAATTATTACAAATTGATTTCGGAATTAGGTCTAGATATATCACCATATAAATCAGTTACACCAAATTTAATATCGAACGGTTTTGAATTTGCATCGAGATTAGGATTAGAAGGTATAGAACTATCACCTTTACCAGTAAAATTAATGTCTAAGATTATTTCACAACCAGAATTTTCAGCAGATTTACAAAACGAATTATCACGTAGGTCATTACTTTCATCAGAGTCATTTTGGTTATTTATGTCAGTCTTATTACCAAAAACAGCATTAACAGATTTAGCAAAATTAAATGGTTTACCAACAATATTATCAGGTCTTCATTCACCAAATCTTCCTATTGAGGCTTCAGCATTAGATTATCACAATTGGTCAAAAGATATAGGAGTATCAGAATCAGATATTATTAACTTTTATAATTATTGTGTAGTATCAGAGTCTTTAATCAAATTAGATAGAATACTAAAAAAGTCAGTATCGTTAGAATCACTTATATCAGAGTCAATGTTAGACAAAGGTTATAATTTATCAACTACAGTTAGTCATAAAGGTACAGAGTTAACATTGTTAGAATTTGTTGAACGTGATTTATCAAATGATATATTCTTTAAAGAACATCCAGTCAAGAAAATAATGTTACAAGAAGGTCTAAGAATGTCAGATTTACTTTCAGATATTATGTCAGGTAATATAACTTTAACAGGTAATGCTATATCTAAATTAGTTAACTCATTACATTCTTCAATTACAGATATAAGATTTACACCAGATTCAGATATTACTGTAAGTTTACGTCGGAGATTATTAGAAAGAGTTTTTACACTTCTTAAGAATTCTGTAAGAGATAGAAAGGATAGACCAGTCATATCGCAAACTTTTAATTTTTCATCAATAAACCAAATGTGGCTAATTAAAGTAGGTATAGGTATTAGATTACAAATATCACCAATAATTAAGAACACAATTACATCACAAGTTGAGTCAAAAATGAAGTTAACAGATACGTTTAGGAATGTCAAGTTTTAGTATAGTCATGTTATTTTATTTTAAATTTTTATTTTATTATTTATAGGTATTCAATTACTCATTAATAGATTGTTCAGTTAGTTCATTTTATTTTTAAATAAAAAGGGGTTAAATATTTCGGTTCCTTTGGAATGGTTAGAAGCCTAGGCTTTATTTACATTAAAGTTTACCCTCTTGCGAAAGGGG